TGAGGGAAGCACCTCCGTCCTTCGCGCAGCATTCCGCAGAATTGAGGGTTTCTGACTAAACCGAAGCGAGCCATCGTCCAGAAGCCGTCAGGGACGCAACAGGCGGCTCCAGGACCGACGATCGGCCATATTCGTGACCTGACCCCAGACCCGGCCAATCGACGCGCACATAACCCGCGGAACCTGGGAATGTTGGTGGATGCGCTCCAGAAGGTCGGGGTATCACGGTCCATTGTGGTAGACGAGGATGGGGTGATTCTGGCCGGTAACGGGGTGGTCGAGGCGGCGTCAGAAGCCGGTATTACGAAGGTCCAGATTGTCGAGGCGGACGGTGAGACGCTGGTGGCGGTGCGGCGACGTGGCCTCACGGCCGGCCAGAAGCGCGATCTGGCCATCTACGACAACCGCACGGCCGAATTGGCGGTGTGGAACGTGGAACAATTAGCGGCTGACCTCCAGAACGGCGAAGACCTCTCGGCGTTTTTCTATGACGACGAATTGAAGGCGCTCGGTGTGGTGGTGCCGGGTTTCGGCCCGGCGAGTGAAGACGAGCAGGGACGGCTCGACCAGAAAGCGCCTGTGACCTGTCCTAGTTGTGGCCACGAATGGACGCCATGAGCCTCCGCCTCGACTGGTGCTCGCACGAGGCCGCGAAATATGCCGTCCAGCACTGGCACTATTCGCGGTCGATGCCGATGGGTCGACTGGTCAAGGTCGGGGCCTGGGAGCACGGAGCCTTTATCGGCTGTGTTGTCTTCGCGCAAGGCAACAACCAGTACCACGGGAAAGCGTTTGGCCTGTCGCTGTTCCAGGTCTGTGAGCTGGTGCGCGTGGCGCTCCGCGACCACGAAACGACCGTTACCCGGATCGTCTCGGTCGCGTTGTCCTTCTTGAAACGCTATTGCCACGGCGTGCGGTTGGTTGTGTCCTACGCGGACCCGGAACACAGCCACGTCGGGGCCATTTATCAGGCGGGCAACTGGATCTATGTCGGAACGGGCGGTTCCAGCGATGCCTTCTACGATGCGACCGGGAAGCGGCTGCATTCTCGCGCCTACTCGCCGACCGGCGCCAAAATCCAGTTCGGCCAGATCGCGCAAGTCGCGCCGACGGGCGCGATTCGCCGGGTAAGCGTCGCCCCGAAGCATAAGTACTTCATGCCCCTGGACGCCGAGATCCGCGCGAAGATTGCGCCGCTGTCGAAGCCCTATCCCAGACGCGTCCGAAGTGCTGAGAACGGCACGGGGGTTCCAACCTCAGGGGGCGGTGTGATTCCGACCCGGACGCTCCAGTCATGAGAGGGCGCAAGCCGGAACCCTCCGCGCTGAAGATCCTCCGCGGGCTACCCGGCAAGCGGAAGCTCAGCATCGACGAACCACAACCCGCCCCGGTGACGGACCTGACCCCGCCCGACTGGCTCGAGGGCGAAGCGCGGACGGAATGGAGCCGACTGGCCCCGATGCTCGAGCGGTTGGGTGTCCTGACCGAAACCGACCTCGGCGCCCTGTCTGCCTACTGCAATGCGTGGGCAACCTGGAAGGGCGCGACCCAACAGATCCGCAAGTGGGGCATGGTGCTGAAAGGCAAGGACGGCGAGATCCCGAAAGTCTCGCCCTACGTCAAGATTGCCCACAACGCGCTGCAACAGATGCGCGGGTTACTGGTCGAGTTCGGGATGACGCCGAGTTCCCGCGCCCGTATTCACGCGCCGAAGACCGTCCCTGACGTGCCGGCGAGTAAGTGGGCTGGCATCAAATGAACCGCGCCGCGCGAGCGATTCAGATCATCAATAACCTGACCCACACTAAGGGGCCGTTTGCCGGCCAGTCGTTCAACCTCCGCCCGTGGCAAGTCACCATCCTGCGGAAGCTGTTCAAAACCCGGAAGGACGGCCGGCGGCAATACCGGACGTGTCTCCTGATGCTGCCGCGAAAGAACGGCAAGTCCGAGCTGGCGGCGGCGCTCGCGATCTACTTCCTCTTGTTCGATGGGGAGATGGGCGCCGAGGTCTATAGCTGTGCGGCGGACAAGGACCAGGCGGCGCTGGTGTTCAACGTCGCCGCCCAGATGATCCGGAACGACCCGGAGCTTGAAGCCCAGGTCGAGATTGTCGACTCCCAGAAGCGGATCGTCCATCGGAAGTCGGGGAGCTTCTACCGGGCGATCTCGGCGGAGGCGTATAGCAAGCACGGGTTCAACCCTAGCGTCGTGATCTACGACGAGCTGCACGCGGCGCAGAACCGGGAACTCTGGGACGTGCTGATGACCGCGATGGGCGCTCGAGCGCAACCGCTGATGATGGCGATCACCACGGCGGGCTACGACCGGCACTCGATCCTCTGGGAACTCTATGCCCACGCGCAGAAGGTGACCGAGAATCCGTCGCTCGACCCGACCTTCCTCCCGCTGCTGTTTGAAGCCCCGATCGATGCGGACTGGACCAGCGAGAAGGTGTGGCACAAGGCGAACCCGGCGCTGGGAGACTTCCGCTCGCTCGAGGAGATGCGGATCGCGTGTGCGCGGGCGAAGGAAATCCCGGCGCAGGAGAACACGTTTCGGCGGCTCTACCTGAACCAATGGACTGAGCAGGCGAGCCGGTGGATCGGCATGGCGGCGTGGGATGCGTGTCGCACCGAGACGCCGCGCGTCAGTCTGCGCGGCCGGCGCTGCTTTGTCGGGATGGACCTCGCCAGCACCAAGGACTTGACCGCGCTCGTGGCCGTGTTCCCCGACGAGGACGGGTTCGATGTCCTGGCGCAGTTCTTCGTCCCGCACGAGTCGATCCGCGAACGCGCCAATCGTGACCGCGTCCCGTATGACCAGTGGGCGCGCGACGGCTTCCTGATCGACACGCCGGGCAACGTGGTCGACTACGAATACATCCGCCGGCAGCTGAAGGACTGGGCGGCCGAGTTCTCCATTCGCACGATTGCTTTCGACCCCTGGAATGCGACCGACCTCGTGACCCGGTTGCAGGAGCAGGACGGGTTTACCTGTGTCCCGATGCGCCAGGGGTTCAACTCGTTGAGCGCGCCCACCAAGGCGCTCGAGACGGCGATCCTTTCTAAGACGCTCCGCCACGACGGCCACCCAGTGCTGCGGTGGAACGTGTCGAACGTCAGCGTCGAGACGGATGCCACGGGCAACCTGAAGCCGTCGAAGAAAGTCTCAACCGAGCGCATCGACGGAGTGGCGGCGCTGGTGATGGCGATCGACCAGATGGACCGGAACAATTCCGTGAAGCCCCCGGAATATTCCATGACGGTGCTCGGCGGGAGATAGATGGCGCAACTGAAATTCGACCATCGAAACATCACGGATCAGAAGAGGTTCGTTCGGGCTGAGCAATATCTCCTTGCGCGGACGCTCTTACGGAAACGCGATGGCATTCACAATGCGCGATGGCGCGTGATGATGATGGCGGGAGGTTCACCGCAGGGTGAAGTCACAGCGATTCGCGAGTTGATGCCGAAGTCACACATTGTCGCCGTCGACCGAGACGAGAAGTGTCTGGAAGCGGCGATCATTGCAGGCGTGGACGACGTGGTGGATTGTGACGTGTTGACCTTGACTGAGACGCGGACCACGAGCCCCTTTCCGACCACCGTTCGCACGCTGCCAAGGCCGCTGTTGAAGTACAAGTTCGACATCCTCAGTCTTGATTTGTGCGGGTGTGCGACGCCACACCTGAAACAGTGCGCGCCGATGTATCTCCGAGCGGTCCCGACGGCTGGAGTGTTCATCTTGACGTTTTCGTACGGGCGCGACGTGGCGGAAATGTTCGCCGGCCAGAAACGGTCATGGCCGGGACGCCTCCATGATTCGGTTTGCACGCTTCCTCCAGACGTTCCTGAGAGCGTGGCTGGTCGCATCCTTTATCTCTTTAGTCCGACCTACTTGAACATGCTGTGTTCAATCATGGTGTATCGCGGCTCAGAGATGCCGATGTGTTCGTTGCTGTTCCAATACAACCGCTTTACCTGCGGCGACATCTCGTTCGTCAAAGTCGAGCCGGGAGACTACGAAGTCGCGGTGTGCTATCCCGACAGTGTGAATCTGTACGACTGCCCTCAAGCACGCATTGAGGCGTGGCGGCGACAGTTCGCGGCGATCAAAGCTTCGTTCACGCGAATCGAAAAAGCGCGAATACCGCTGCTCTTTGAGGCTGATAAACCGTGAAGCGCACCCCCGGCCGTCCTCCGCTCGACGAGGATGATCCGAGTGTCAAGATGAGCGTGAGTCTGCCTTCCAAGAAATTCGACGAACTCTGCGCCCTTGCGCGGCGCCAAGACATGAGCCTGCCCGAAGTCATCCGCCGGCTGATCTACGGGAATACCTATCAACTGATCGAGAAAAAACCTAAAAAATAGGCGCGTGACCTAATACGTCACACTGTTGTGGGCGTGAACCATCGCGCCTATTCCATCTTCCATGTCAAAAGCGTCGACGACGAGAAGCGGATCCTGCGCGGGACGGCGACCACGCCCGAACCGGATCGCATGGGCGACATCATCGAACCGCTCGGCGTTCAGTTCAAAAATCCCCTCCCGCTGCTCCTCTTCCACGACACGAAAAAGCCGGTCGGCTGGGCAACGTTCAAGAAGCCCACGAAGGACGGCGTCGACTTCGAAGCCTCCCTGCCGACGATTGAGGACGCGGGCACGCTCCGCGATCGCGTCGAAGAGGCGTGGCAATCCGTCAAGGCCGGCCTCATCTCCGGCGTCTCCATCGGGTTCCGTGCGCTCGAAGAAGTCTTCATGAAAGAGACGATGAGCTTCCGGTTTATCAAAACCGAAGTGGTCGAACTCTCCCTCGTGACGGTGCCCGCGAATGCGAGCGCCACGATTCACAGCATCAAAGCGATCGACCTGGCCGCGTCCGGCCCTCATCTGCCC